TTATTTGCTCGATGAATGACTGCGCCAGGTATCAAGCCAGGCGCAGATAAACAAAAAGCACAATGCCCCAAGCGCGCACCAGAACACGGCGCTCAACACCCACGCCATCTCCTGCCAGAACGTCCGGTGGGTCACGAAGAACAGCCGCATCGTCACCATGCAGACCGGCGCCGCCAGTATCGCGCCGAGCAAAGGACGCAGCACCCGCCGTCCGGGAGAGAGACAGCTCGCCGCCGCCCCTGGCAGCAAAAAGAAGAGCAGGCCCAGCTCCGGGTTGCCGCTGGCGCGAAATGCCCCTTTCATATGTAACAACAACGATAAGCACACCACAATGAACAGAACGAAGCCACAGATAATGCCGGCCCAACTACGCTCAGATTTCACCGTATCCTCCTGATGTTGCCTCTAACTCACGTCCACGTCGCCCAGTCAGATAAAGCATTTCGGCAATCCATGCCAATAACTCCCCTACCAGCCTAAAAACGATTGTCACTAGCCGCCGCATCCAGGAAGGATTAAACTAGCGGTATATTTTTGCTGGTTATAACAGGGTGCCAGAATAGGTTCGCGACAACGCGAACGCCTGAGCAACCTTAGACCAAATAACCATTTCCTTCAACAACTTACTAGTAAATGAGAAGTTGGCTTTCGTGAATATAAACGTCGCAGATTTGTTAAACGGGAATTACATCCTGTTATTATTCGTTGTACTTGCATTAGGACTATGCCTGGGAAAACTGCGTCTCGGCTCAGTACAACTTGGTAATTCCATTGGCGTTTTAGTCGTTTCTCTATTATTAGGCCAGCAGCATTTCGCGATTAACACCGATGCCCTTAATCTCGGCTTTATGCTGTTTATTTTTTGCGTTGGCGTAGAAGCCGGGCCCAACTTTTTTTCTATTTTTTTCCGCGACGGGAAAAACTACCTGATGCTGGCGCTGGTGATGGTCGGCAGCGCGATGCTGATCGCCATGGTGCTGGGTAAAGTGTTCGGCTGGGATATCGGGCTCACCGCCGGTATGCTGGCAGGCGCCATGACCTCCACCCCGGTGCTGGTGGGTGCGGGCGACACCCTGCGCCATTTCGGCCTGCCCAGCGATCAGCTGGCGCAGTCGCTTGACCATCTGAGCCTCGGCTATGCCCTGACCTATCTGGTTGGTCTGGTGAGCCTGATCGTCGGCGCCCGCTATATGCCCAAGCTGCAGCATCAGGATCTGCAGACCAGCGCCCAGCAAATCGCCCGCGAGCGCGGCCTCGATACCGATTCCAAACGTAAAGTCTACCTGCCGGTGATCCGCGCCTACCGCGTCGGCCCGGAGCTGGTGGCCTGGGCGGATGGCAAAAATCTGCGCGAACTGGGTATTTACCGCCAGACCGGCTGCTATATTGAACGCATTCGTCGCAACGGCATTCTGGCCAACCCGGACGGCGACGCGGTGCTGCAGATGGGTGACGATATTGCGCTGGTGGGCTACCCGGACGCCCACGCCCGCCTCGACCCGAGCTTCCGCAACGGTAAAGAGGTGTTCGACCGCGATCTGCTCGACATGCGCATCGTCACTGAAGAGATTGTGGTCAAAAACCACAACGCCGTCGGCCGCCGCCTGGCGCAGCTCAAGCTTACCGACCACGGCTGCTTCTTAAACCGGGTTATTCGCAGCCAGATCGAGATGCCTATCGACGATAACGTCGTACTGAACAAAGGCGACGTGCTGCAGGTCAGCGGCGACGCCCGCCGCGTAAAAACCGTGGCCGACCGCATCGGCTTTATCTCCATTCACAGCCAGGTGACCGATCTGTTGGCCTTCTGCGCCTTCTTTATCGTCGGCCTGATGATCGGCATGATCACCTTCCAGTTCAGCTCCTTCAGCTTCGGCATCGGCAACGCCGCCGGACTGCTGTTCGCCGGCATCATGCTTGGCTTCCTGCGCGCCAACCACCCAACCTTCGGCTATATCCCGCAGGGGGCGCTGAACATGGTGAAAGAGTTTGGTCTGATGGTATTTATGGCCGGGGTCGGACTCAGCGCCGGCGCCGGGATCAATAACGGTCTGGGCGCTGTCGGCGGCCAGATGCTGGCGGCAGGGCTTATCGTCAGCCTGGTGCCGGTGGTGATCTGCTTCCTGTTTGGCGCCTACGTGCTGCGCATGAACCGGGCGATGCTGTTCGGCGCCATGATGGGAGCCCGCACCTGCGCCCCGGCGATGGAGATCATCAGCGATACCGCGCGCAGCAACATTCCCGCGCTCGGCTACGCGGGCACCTACGCCATCGCCAACGTGCTGCTCACCCTCGCCGGGACGCTCATCGTGATCATCTGGCCAGGGCTACAATAAATTTTTTGCGAAAAAAACCGTCACAGGCAGAACTTTTTCTCAGGGCATCAGTCATAAGTAATGCCACTGCTTTTCTTTGATGTCCCCATTTTGTGGAGCCCATCAACCCCGCCACTTCGGTTCAAGGTTGATGGGTTTTTTGTTGCCTGAATTTTACAGCCTTTAAAATCATTGAGTTACAACCCCTATTTTTAAGACATGGCGACAAAGTGGCGACAGCCTCAAAGAGCCAGCGCAGCCTGGCCTGAATTTGTGGGGTGAGGCTGCACAGGATGGGCCTCTTTAGGTGTAGAAATTGAGCGAACAAAAGTCTCATGCGTTACGAACGTATGGCTGCAGTTGATATTCTGGCACTGGTTGTAACGTTCTTTGGTCATTGAAGAGACCTGGAAACTGCTGCGAGTATGGGCTGCACTTCCACATAATGGGCAAATCATCATTTTACGTCCCTACCATTTTTGCTTAAATCGCAATAATGATACAACATTACTTCACTTTGTGAACTTTAAGTTCTCTTTTGAAAACCTCAGTCCATTACTAAATCATCAATTTTCACTTCCATCTCGATGCTGGTCGTAAATCCGCTATCCGGGTTGACCGTGTGCGTTAACGTGGTGATGGTCCAACTGGCGTCATCAATGGGTTGTTTAAAGCCGGTGACCTTCACGGGCATTTCCGTATAGAGATCCGCGCGGCCTTCTGCCAGCTGCAGGGAAAATGACGCCACACCACGCTGCAGCCGCTCCCAGTTCATTTTTGCTGCGCGTTCCGCATTACTGCGGTTCGCATAGGTCCTGTTCAGTACCAGCACGTTCTCATCCGTCCCGATCAGGTAATCCCCCTGCTTTGCTTCTGGCTCTTTTGGTTTTGTCGTCTTCCGGCGGCGCTTCACCTTAGCCGTTTCTTTCTTTGCCGGTTCCCGTGTATGCAACCAGTGAGCAATCACCCCGGTATACGCTCCCCTGTCAGCCAGGCTGAACCGGTGGCTGTCACCGTCCTTACGGGTAATAGTGATGACCGGCAGCGATTTACCACTTGCCGTTTTTCCCTGCCCCTGCCGGATAAACAGCAGATTACTGTCCTTCACCGAGGCAATCGCACCGTACTGCCGCGCCAGCTTCATCAAAAAACTCGCATCGCTTTCGTTGGTCTGATCAAGGTGGTCCAGTGCCTGCGCAGCAACATCTTTGCCGATGGCAACCTTCAGGCTGTGCCGCGTGGCAATTTCCTTCACCACCTCGCCCACCGTCGTTTTGTGCCATGACTTTTCACGCCTGACATTTAGCGTCTCCCTGAAATCCGCGCTACGGGCACGGATTGTCAGCCTGTCCGGGCTGCCGCTATGCTCTATCTCGTCAACAGTAAACTTTCCTTTCGAAAACAGCGGCTCGCCTTTCCACCCCAGCGCCAGAGAAATCACCGCGCCACGACGCGGCATCATCACCAGGCCGTCGGCGTCGTCCAGCTCCAGATCGAGCTGGTCAGCCTCAAATCCGCGGTTGTCGGTCAGCGTCATACCCAGCAGACGTTTATCCAGGGTCTGCGTTGCGTCTTTGCCTTCGATCACGATGCGAAAGGCCGGTGTCTTACTGCCCTGATTGAGTAAATCAGTCATCTCACTCACTGCAGTAATCCTCCCACCGTGTTTCTGATATTTCCTACCGCTGCCGCAGCGGAGTCCTGCAGACTGCTAAGCTGGTCGTTCAGGCTGCCGAACATTTCAGACAGCGACTCATCCACCCGTTTAAGTCCCAGCGAAAACTCTATTTTTCTCGCTTCACCGCTGGCGAAAAATTCCGTTTTCGTCTGGCTCAGACTTTCAATCACGTACATACCGTAGATGGTCCCGCCGCCCTCGATCAGAGGCCAGGCCTTGCCCTGCTCCGCCATCAGCTCCAGCGCCAGCAGCGACAACCGGCCGCCAGTAACTTCCGGCATGAGGACGCCGGAGAGCGTCAGTTGATCGTTATCTGGCCCCAGAAACTGCGTGGTCGGACGGCGATTAACGCGGTTGTTGGTCACATGCCGCCAGTTCCGCTGATACTGCAGTTGCTGATAGGGCACCGTGCGCAGCTGAAACACAAACAAGCCCAGAACCATCATCATGAATCGTACCCCCCTTGATCGCTGAAACTGCTGCGGGCCTTAGCCCTCATGCGGCGCTCGCGCTCATCGAGTTGTCGCGCGACCTCCCGCGCAATATCCTGCGGACTCTGCCCTGGTTGCGCCTGGATAATAATTTGTGCCTGGGTTTCAAACTGGAATACCGGCTGCGTACCTGCCGGTTTCTCTGCTGCAGGGCGGTATGATGCTGCCGGCAGGCTCATTGGATGAAGCGGTGCAGCCTCTGCAGGCATTGCTCCCCCCATCATTCCGGCGACAATGGAGGCCAGCGCTGCGGTCCTCCGGCGGCTGGTCACATAGGCCGGACCGTTAATCAGTTCCGGGCCATTTTCTCCCGCGATGCCCACTTGCCCGCGCGGAATATAACCGCCACTGTCATACATCCCCGCAAAGAATCCTCCGGCGCCTTTTTGCTGGGTGGCACCAGGTGATTTGTCGCCGCCGGTCATCCAGTCCGGCAGGTAGCTTTTTACCGATGCCAGCTTGCTCTTGAGCGTCTCCCATTTCTCATTGATACCGCTCAGGATGCCGTCAATGATTGCCCCGCCCACTGCTTTAAACTTCGCGGGCAGCGCGGCAACATCATTCAGAATTTCATCCCATTTATTGCTGATAGTCTGCTTAATCACAGCCCATGCCCCTGATACGCCGGATGAGATGGCATCCCACAGAGCTTTAAACTTCGGCCCCAGCGTTTCCCAGTTCTGCCAGATGTAAATGGCCCCCATCGCAATGAGGCCAATTATTGCCAGTATGGGGTTAGCCATCATCAACCTGCCCAGCCACAGGATCGCCTGGCCCGTACCGCTAATCACTTTCGTGATAAGGACAAACACAGAGGTAAATTTAAGGCCCAAAACCCCGGCGCTTACACGTACAATTGCCATAGGTCCCAGGATGGACGCCAGCGCCAGCGACAACACACCCGCAGCAGTAGCAACGATGGCAAATACGGCCGCAATCTTGAAAAGTGCGGCTGTCAATTGCGGATGACGCTTAACAAACCCGTCGAGAGCTGACGCCAGATCGCCTAACCAGTCAGCAATATTTTTCAGTACCGGCGCGACGGTTTCACCGATACTCGCCATGGCGTTAGTAAACGAGCCGCCAGCGGCTTCCCATTTATTCCCCAGGGTATTAAGTGACGCCTCTACACGCTCACGCAGGGTCGCCTGGTTCTCCAGTTTGGCGGCGGTTTCACGATAGCCCGCTATCCCTTTTGTGATCATGATGTTTAGTGCCTGCAGGGTTTCCGCGTCATCACCAAAAAGGGTTGCTTTGACAGCCTGCTTTTTCCCATCGTCGGTAATTTTATTCAGCTTATCCAGTTGCTTATAAAGGTTTTCCAGCCCTGCAAACTGGCCTTTACTGTTCTGAAAACTCAGCTTTATACCTGTCCCTGCAAGTACATCATTTGCTTTATCAATCTTTTTATTGTTCAGTGTGGCCTGAAAAATCTTTCGGTAGGCATTACCAGCAGACTCCCCTGCCATCGACGCCTGATCAGCCATGACCAGCAGCGGCGCGAAGGTTTTTGCAGCGTCCAGGCCTTGGAGCTTGATAATGTCCATCGCGGCGCTGATTTTTGAAAATCCCTGCAGCATATTGCCAGGGTCAACGCCCGCGTAATAACCCCGCTGGATCACGTCCATCAGGCTCATCATGTCTTTTTCGGTGGTCTGCGTGGCGTCCTGCAGTTTCGCAGCGAACTCGGCGGCATCCGTCGGGGCCATCTGCAGCTGTACGCCGAGATACGCCGCCGACTCACCCAGCCCGCCCAGGATGACCTGCGCAGACATACCCTGACGGCGTAACATGGTCATCATGTTCTGAAAGTCTGCCGTGGTGCCGGGAAGCCGGTCACCCAGGGCGATCGCCAGCTTATTCAACTGCAGGAACTCCGCCGCAACCTTTCCACCCGGCCCCATCATGGAGCCAGCCAGCTGGTTAGCCGCGTTCTCTGATTCCGAGTAGGCGCGAATAGGCGCCAGCAGAGTCGCGCCCGTTGTCACCCCGGCCGCCATCATCCCGGCACCGTTCCCCGCCAGGCTGTTACGCACGTCACGCATCTTGTCAGCTTTGGCCCTGACCGCATTCAGCTTGCGCTGGCGCTCGCCCACATCCCGCAAGCGCCTTTCCTGCTCTGCCAGCTGTTTGTTATAGCGATCCGTTTCGCGGGTAATGCGTGCCGTTTCACGGGCACCGCCGCCCGCAGAGATGCCAAGGCGGTACAGCTCCGCCCTGGCTGCCGCCATCTGTCGCGTTTCCTGCTGCTGCTTTTGCTCCAGACGTGACACGGCCCGCCATTGCGTTTCAAGCGCCGCCGTCTGCTTTTTCGTGGGGGATTCAAGGGCTGACATTTCGCGGGTCATCATCTGCGCACGCAGCCGCGCCTGGTCCAGTTCGTTACTGGTCCGGCTCAGGCTCTGTGACAGCTGATCGAAGGATTTTAACTGGCCCCCCGCATCGTTCAGCCGTTTAAGCTGTTCGCGGGTCTGCCGAACGGCGGAGGCCAGCTCCTTAGAGCCAGCCTGCGCAACTTTTAAAGGGCGGGTGAGTTTATCAACCGCATTCAGAACCACCTGCAGACGCAGGTTTTTATCACTCATCGCTGGCCCCGCTTCGCATTATCGCTCTGTGCCGCCACTCCAGCACTTCTGTAAGCGGCATAACGTCAGTGACGGACGGCGGCCAGTGAAAGATCGTGGCGATATCCGCCACCAGGTCATCTACCGTCAGGCTGTCGGCAAATCGGCAAACGCCGACTTCGGCAACAAAAAAAGGACCACCTCGATCGACATTGCGGCAAGGTCAGCAGGGTCAAGGTCCGCCATTTCCTGCGGGGTCAGCGTTGGTGTGGAGATGCGGGGGATCACGGTCATCATAGAGGCCACGTCCATCTCCATCACCGCCTGCAGTCGCGTACCGCGCAGCGCGCCGGATTGCGGCTTACGCAGCACAATTTCCGTAATCGTGGTATCACCGCGCGTGATCGGGCTATCCAGCTTCACCGTTGCTTCTTTTTTCTCACTCATGTTCTTTTCCTGTTATTGGGTGGCTGGCGCGGCATCCCGCGCCAGTGCTGCATTAAAGGCCGATGGCGTTTCGGTGCTCTTCCATCAGGTCAACGCCGTCAACAATTTCAATCATGTTGATCACATCAACCTCATAGAGCACTTCGCCGTTAATGGTCAGCTTCGCGTAACTGTTAACGCTGCTGACTTTGGTGGTATTGCTCTCGCCGGTTTTCCACTCGCCGGAATCCACCTCTTTGTGGCGTCCGCGCACAACCAGCTCAACGGCCTGCACCTCGCCGGTATCATCGCGCTGGATAGAGCCGGTGAAGCGCATCTGCACCCCATCCACCGTGGCCTTGCCCATCTGTTTGAACAGCAGCGCTTCAGTGCCGCCGATGGTCATTTCCGTATCCAGTGCGCCATCATCCAGCCCCAGATCGATACCGACTGAACCGGGCATGCCGCCGCCGCGATAGTTCTCCAGCTTGCGGGAAAATTTCGGCAGGGTGACGGATTCAGCAATGCCCATCCAGCTGTTACCGGCGTTGAAGATGTTCAGGTGTTTTAGTTTGCGTGGTAAGGCCATGGGTCCCCCTTATGCGCTTACGCGGGTGGTGAAATCCACCAGGTAACGGTCAGTGATGCGCTGGCGCAGCATCAGGTTTTCCAGTGGCGGCACTGGCGTGTAGTCGTAATCGATCCAGAGCTTCCCGGCCTTCAGGGTGTCTTTGTCGTTAACGCTGTCATCAATCCAGCAATCACCGCCGATGAGGTAGCCCTGATTCACCAGGCTGCGCATTTTGGCGCGGATGCCTTCGATAATGTCGCGGGCCAGCGACGGGTTAAGCGGCATGTCCACCGCCCACATATGGCCCTCCGCCATGGTGTCAGCCAGCACCTGCGCGGTGCGGGTGTAGTTTTCAAACTGGAACAGCGGATCATCACTGAGGCAGCGGGAACCCCAGAAGCGGAAACCATCCTTGCGGATCAACGTGGTGACGTCGTTTTGGTTCAGCAGCCCGGCATCGGTTGCCGGGTTCTGCAGGTCCCAGAACACATCCGCAGAGAAGCCTGTTACGCCGTTGACGCCCACGTTAGACAGGGTTTTGTGCCAGCCGGTCTGCTCGTCGATTTTGGCGCGCAATCCCAGGGCGCGGGCGGTGGCGTAGGCGGTCGCATCCGCCTGCAGCACCGTGTCAAAGTTGATGAAGTCAGGCCAGATAAGCATCCCTTCACGCTGGCTGAAGTTGTCGCGGTAGGCGATCGCATCCTCCACCGTCTTACAGCCGTAAGCTGACATATACGCAAAGGCCCGCAGGCTCTGCGCCACGCTCAGCAGCTCAGTGGATACGGCCTGCGTATCATGCCCCGGTACGCCGAGAATGCGCGGTTTCACACCCAGCTGCGACTGCGCCGAAAGTAACGCCTTCATGCCGGTTTTCTTACCCTCAGCGGTCACGCCGCCGATGATGTTAGCGGTGGTTTCCGCTTCGGTTTCGCCCTGGGCAACACGCACCACTACGGTGACGGGTTTTGCCTGTTCTGCGATAGCGTCCAGTGAGCGGGCCAGCGTGCCGGACTCGCCCGCTTTACCGCTGGCGGTCAGCGCGTCGGTAAGGAGTACCGGCGTATTGAGCGGGAACATGGAGGCATCGGCATCATCGCCGGTGCACACCATGCCCACGATCGCCGTGCTCACCGTCGTGATAGAGCGGGTGCCGTCGTTAACTTCTACAACGCGCACGCCGTGGTGGTAGTCTTGCGCCATGAATGAATCTCCTATTTAGGGGTTCACCCATGGTAGGGAAATCATTCACCGCAAGCCGTTGATGGCCGTTGTACCGTCAATGGCACAACCGCAGACAGAAAAAAGCCCCTTATCGGGGCAGACTGATACCGGGATTTATCAGGCAACACGGCTCCAGCACATCAGCAGGATGTGCGCTTCCACCACGCTGAATGACTGACCGCTGCCGAGATTAGCGGTTTTGCCGCTAGTCGTATGCTTATGTGCCGGTTGCACAACTTCATGCTGATGGTCTTCAGCCTCATCCGTATCACCTAGGTTTGCCGGGTTAAAGCGCTGGCTGATATCGCCGCCAATCTCCCACGGGTTAACCCTGCTGGGCACTCCCCCGTGTTTGTGCCTGCCGGCAGGTTTAGTGGTCAGCGTTGCTTCAGGCAACTCGCTGGTTTCGCCGCTTACATCAATCTTAACGGCGGGCAGATTATCTTTCTGGAGCGTGACGCTATCGTTGCCGCCAGCCAATCCCACGTTTGAGGCGTCGGCTTTTGCCACGCGGATTGTTTTGTTTTCCCCCGTGTAAACCCACTCAGTCCAGGGGTATCGCTCGTTAGGGTCAATATTCTGCGCGTAAAACTTCACCGTACCGACTGGGTTATCCAGCTCCCACGCCGAACGGATAGCTGCGCGGATGGCAGCCCTTACCGCTGCCGGGGTTGCGGCTTTCGTTTCATCATCACTGTCAATCGCGTTGCTCAGTCGTGTAAACCCCTTCTCATTCAGCGTGGCGTCAGGATGATCTCGGGATTGTGCGTGTTCACTCAATTGCTCGTCTGCATAGTCTTTTGCTTCATTCCTGACAGATATCACGTCCTCAACTGTGGCCAGGACAATCCCGGGGTCCGTCAGTATCTCGATGCCTTCAGTACTGCTGACCGCGAGCCAGACTCTCATTATGGTAAATCGCCCTGACCCTTCAGCCAGTAGTGGCTTGTATGTTTCTGGGACGCTAGCGACAGCCATGCACACACCCTCATCATCGAAAAGGGCCGCCTCCCTTATAGTGAAACCGCCTGTTTCCGGGGGGATTATCATTTCAGCAATAATGATATTTTTATCATTATCGGGAATTTTCAGGCTGTTAAGATGAGTTCTGAAAGACTCGTTAACCAGACCTGTTTGATTTTCGTCTGGTGACACGCTGATACCGCCGCCATCACCGACAGCCATTGTGGAAAAAAAATTTTCTCACCGGCAATAATGGCACTGGCTATTTTTTCGCGCCCGGCGCGGGTAATTATCGATAAATATTTCTTACTCATACTCGGCCCCTTGCCGATGAATAATATGGCGATAAACTCGCCATGACGGCCATAAATAATAACGCCAGTTCCCTGGCTTATTCGTTATTTTCCAGGCTCATCCTGAGCGATAGCTCCGCTTCCTCCAGCGGGTTGCCCGTACCGGAGTAGTTGAACAGGTGGTAGCGCTCTCCCGGCGTTTCGGAATCCCCAACCTGCACAGCAAACAGCACCTGAGCGACGGCACCTGACAGGCTTACCAGACGATTTGCGGTGTAGGTAATTTCTTTGCTGGCAGTGGTTAACGGGCACGACGCGCCCAGCTCAGGATACGAAACCAGTTCTTTGACTTCTTTTGTTACTGTGAACGACATAATTTTCTCCTGCTTATCCCGGCTGGCTGGTCTGACTGACTGCCAGTTGTTTAGAGCCGCCTTTGCCTGTGACGTTTACCGTCAGGAGCCCTGATGAATATGTCCAGGCGATATCTATCTCGGCGGCATTATTGATTTGTGAAAATGTATCCACCAGATAGCCATTGATGAATCTCAGTATTTTGTATGCAGGGAACTGAAAACCTCCATTGGCGGCTATCTGAATCTCACCGGACTGCGTGGTTATCTTCAGGGTTTTTGTCGCGCTCGCTGACATGGCATTTTCATGAAGGTATTTCTTCAGGAAGCGGACGCGCTTAATCACAATATCCGCGCCGTTATTTGAACGTGAGAAGTAAATACCGTTCGAGGAGCCAGCAATTCCTGTCACGAACTCCACCCGCATTTTTCGCGGTGTCGTTGACAGCGTGAATGTCGTCGCCACCTTCCCGGTTCCCGATACAATCCCACCGAAGGTGAAATCTTCGTTACCGATGATGCAATACGCCTCTACCTCGATAATATAGGTCTTCTCAGGCTCAAACATTCCCGCAGTCGCGGCGTAGCTGAATACGCCTGAACTGGCGAAACCGGCCATCAGCACCATCTCATTACCGCGAGCACGCAGATGATTTGACAACAGGTTACCGTACAGCGATGTGCCGAAAGCGCCGACATTGAGTCCGTTGATAACATCAGCGAACTGACCCTGAGAGGTATACCCGTTCCATTTACCGAAACGCGGACCTTTAAAGACGAACGAACACGGCTGCTGCTGGTTATACAAAAGAGGCACTCTGTCTACTGTAGCCCCAGTGCTATCAACCAGTGTCAGGGCATTTGAACCCAGACCGACATTCGACCCCACCGTTGATACATCAACGATTTCCCCGTATGTCTGGCCTTCGGGTTGATATTTATAAATAAAGTTTTTCGATTTTGAAAAACCGTCTATCCGGTTATCCCTGAGAATAGTTGAGTAACGACCCGCTGATACGTTACCCGCATAGGATGGAGCATCCACATCTGTCGCATCAATAAACCCTATGAGTGCTTCCCCGTCTGTCCCTGTGGCCTGCTCCAGGTAGTTATCATAAATACGGGCGTGACGGGCCGTGGTCTTAACCATGATGCAATTTGGCGATCCGGCATGCAAAATATCGTTGTGGTGTATTTCATTTTGAGAACCGAATGTGCTCGCGCTTAATTCCAGCACCATGTAACGCCAGCCATTTCTGATGCGGTTATGGGCTATTTTATTCAGGTCGCAGCCGTTCAACAGCAGGTCAATATCAAAGTTTGCTATTTCACAAAACTCAATGGCGCCATCAAACATTTTGGACCATGACACGCCAATTCCGACACCGTTCACCCTGGGGCTGATATGGCATAACCGGACAACCGGATGCATTCCAAACGGGACATTTGAAACGGCCGTGTCGTCCTTAATGATTGCTGTGCGTTCGTCATTAAAGCGGACAGGGTAATCGCCGACCAGCCCCATATTGATAATCTGCGGCATCCTGACCTGTCCGGTAGATGAGTCGTCGGTATACCAGAAACAGCCCCCCCCTTCGGAAAGGCATATAACCCGCGTATAGCAATATGGTGAAAAGTTTGGCGCGCCCTGTCCTTTAATAATCTGCCCTTTCCGGGTCTGAACAGGTTGCGAAAAATAAATGTCGCCCATTTTCAAATCGACATGCAGCCCTTTATTGAGCAGCGACTGCACCAGCTGGTAGTTATATTCCGCGTTTTCGACACCGTTTTTTGTCAGTGGTGTGACAAACTTAATGGCATCCTGTGCCGTTTCTCCGTGTTTAAGATAAAGCAGTGTGCCGCCGGATTTATCACCCGTCGCTCGCATTTCTGTGCGCAGCGGTGCATCGGACGTATACGCCCAGGCTCCCGCGCCTGTTCCGCCGGTGTTGTCAGGCGTGCTGTCAGCCGGGACGACCTTAGGGAAGTCTCCCGTCCAGACCATCCGGTAATTTCCGTAAAGGATTTCATCTCGTGGCGAATCCAGCACCGCACCTTCGGAAAAAGTTTTCACTGCGCTTACTTTTCCCGATAAATCACCGAGCGCTTTATCCGATGCTTGCTTAAGATAACGCGTGCGATTCGCCAGGGTCTTTAATGGCCGGTTGGCAACGCCATCCTGACCGCCAGAGACACGCTCATTTCTGGCGATAATGGCTATTTCATCGTCCCACGATGGCGATTCAATCATATTCGTCATAAATGTCACCTGTAACCAAAATTCCCATCGTGAAAAATCATGCCGTTATAGAAAATGCCGTCTTCAGGATCATGCTCTTCGGGATAAATACTGATAATTTCCCCTGCAAAAGAGGCGGAACCGATATGAATATCGCCTTTCACTTTGGCAGTGATACTGAACTGCGCCATGTGTCTGCTGACGGGTTTTGCATCACTGACCAGCCTGAAAAGTTCATCAAGCATTTTTGACGTGAGCCCAATATCATTCACATCTACCTCAAGCCTGAATGTTCCTGCCGGGTCAACAATATCCCACCACTCCTGGATCGACATGGAATAACCCATTTTTTCGACTACATGGCGGATTGCAGCTATGGTCCCTTTTCGCTGATGGAGCCAGAATGATTCACTGACAACCGTTCTTTTCTCCTGCTCACTCCAGTTTTCATCCCAGCTATCAACGGAAAACGCCCACGCCAGATAAGGCAGGAACTTTTCCGGGCATTTCCACGGGTTCCACAGATCACGCAGCGGCACGTTTAAATCACTAATGCCAGAACAGGCCTGCGCCAGTCTGCGCTCCAGCGCGGACGAACCCGGCGGTAACAGGCTGCTAGTCATCAGAGCCACCAATTACCGCTTTAAAATCGGTGCAATATGACGCCTGCGTTTTATCTAAGACCATGTCCGCCAGGGGCTTCATCAGTTCGACGCGCTGGACACCCTGAACGTGCAGCGCGGCATAGATCGCGGACAGCCGCACATCACGCCCCAGGCGACACTGCTCGTTGATGTATGCCGTACCCTGCGCTTTCGCGGCCGCCAGGATGGGTTCTTTTGCCGGGCCGGGATAGACATAAAGAATCGCATCAATTTCATAGGGAACAATCTCAGCAGATCGGACACTCACCCGATCCGCCACCGGCCGCACAGCCTCATCATTCAGGGCCTCACCGACGACCTGCAGTAAGTCTTCCGGCGCAGTACCATCGCCGTCGCGGGCCAGAATAGTCACCACGACTTCCGCCGGTGACGGGCTGAAAGCCGATGCATCCGCCACCCGACCATCAGAGCTAAGCGCGTGATATTCATAGGCTCCGACTGGCCCGGCAACACTCATCCCCTCAAAGGCCGCCGGAATGCGCTGGCGATAATCCGTGTCAGATTCCATTACTGCCTCCGTGGGCGGCGTTGTGGTGTCATCTGCAGCCGTAATCACCCGGCGCTGTACGTTGTTATTCGCGCCTAAATTGTCCAGGTCATCCCCGCCGGAATAGGCCACCATCACGGCTTTAGCCGCCTCGTTAATCCGCTGGCGCAGCAGCAACTCCCGGTACACATTTTCCTGCAGCATTTTCACCACCGGCTCAGATTCAAGCGCTAAGGTGCGGGCCACGGCCTCCTGCTCTTCTGCCGGAAATAACGCGACAAATTCAGCCTTGCGCTCAGTCAGCAGGTTTTCAAAATCCGGCACATCCACAATTTGCGGCGGCGGCAGCTGGGAAAGATCAATAACGGCCATTGTCTGCTCCTGTCGATACGGAAAGGGACACGGGCACGCCGTCATTACGCTGGCCTGCCAGCTCAATAACCATTGCGCCATCCATGCTGCTGCTGTTAACCGTGATGGTGTCCAGCTGCAGCCGCGGCTCCCAGCGCCGCAGCGCCACATACACAGCAGCCATGATCTGCAGGCGCAGCGCCGGGTTTTGCGGCTGGTCAATGAGCGCTGAAAGCAGGGAACCATACTCCCGGCGCGCAAGCCGGCTACCTTGCGGGGTCAGCAAAATGTCACGCACCGACTGACGCAAGTGGTCAGTTTCCGTAATGGCTCTGCCGGTATCGCGGCTCATCCCGATATAGAGCGTCAAAATGGGCCTCCCGTCGTTCCGCCACTGTCGCCAGGGTGTTTATGCTTATCAGCAACGACGCCGTTTGACGTCATCGCGCCGCCGTCGTGGGTCACATCGCCGTTCAGGATCACATTGCTGTTAATACGGGTGGTGTCAGCCTCGATTACAAACTCACCGGTTTTGCAGGAGACAACCTGCGAAGACTCAATCAGCACGCTTTTCACGCCGCGAATAATCCAGCGCCCGGTGGCGGGGTCGTATTCGAACCAGCCGCCATCCTCGTATGCGGTCACGTCCGCACTTTCAGAGTCTGACGGCGGCGGGCAGGCGTTGGAGTAGATGGCCGGAAGCGCAAAGGCTGTCTCCAGATTGCCGCCCAGGCTGAACAGCACCACCTGCTCCCCTGGAGATGGGCACCACCAAGTGCGGGATTTACCTGCACGGTAGGTCAGCCAGTTAATCCAGTTGGTTTCGAGGTCGCCTGTTTTCACCCGGCACAGCCAGCCGTCTCGATCCACTTCGGTCACAATGCCGGTGCGGACCAGATTGGTGATAAGGCGCATGATTTCGGTTAGTTGTGCGTTCATATGGTAGATTCTTCCACGTCTTAAGCGATAAAATCGCTCATTCCAAATTGTATGAACATTGACACAATGCTATGTTTTCCAAATAAAGAGATGAGTTAAAAAAATGTCTAAACAAGAGCAATCAGAAAAACATCCAGACAAGCCAGTAAATACCGCAAAGTGGCATCCTCGTAATTTATTGAATCCCATCACCGAGATTATTACCATTTTCGTCATATCAAAAGATGAAAATGAAGTTGAGAAATTGGCTGAAAGATTTCAAATGCGAATCCAGAAATGGATATTTGTAACATTAACCTTCTTGCTTTTAGCCAAAGGTTTTTTTGAGGTGTTACAAACTTTATCTTTTCTAGAACAACCAATTCGATTAGATATCCCCACTTTAAATGAGCCACTAATTTTCTATAAAGATTATGGTATTGCCAGCAATCTATTAAAAATTAAATCGCTTGTTTTCGTCGCCAATGCTCTGGCTCTCTCCTGTGGATTCCAGTTGGCATACATGCTTGTAACTAAAGGCCCTGATGAAGCTGTTGAACCAATTATGCTAGGAATTGCATCCGCCATTCTTTTGATTCTTTCAGATAGTTCACCGAGCGCATGGGGGCAAGAGAAATCTTTAGCAATTCTTCTTTTAATAATTAGCATCCCTATTTTATATTGGTCATCAAGAAAAATGAAACAAGATAGAGACATTGACAAAGAGAAAGAGGAGAACGAAAGAAAGGAGAAAGAAAAAAATGAATCAAAATCCGGCCCCATGTAATATCCATAAAAGTCAACTAGGGTCTGATAAATACTCAAATAATTTTCCTTGAATTAACATATCAGTTTCATGGTTCATACCTAATAAACGGCGTTTTGCATAGCGCACCTCCATCCCTTTCCTGCTGACCCGATCACGCAGGCCATAGTGATGCACGCGGGCGATGCGCTGCACCCGGCTCTCAAACTCGACGCTGGCCGTGTCATGGCTGGCGACGGCTTTCAGGTATTTTGTGGTGCGGAGTTTTGCAAACATCTGCCGACGGATGCGGCCCTGCTTCGTTCTGGCCGTCACGCGCCGCGGCTCGTAAGCCGTCCCGTCCGGATTGCGCTGCATCCTGATATTATTCTGCTGGCTGCGGCGCAGCTGCTGCGCCAGATCCCGCAACATGCGCTTACGTGCGGCAGGCTCCAGTCCCGCCAGCAACGCATCTAACCAGGCGTCATCCTGCTGCAGCTCAGCCACGGCTCACCGCCCACATTTCGTCCGGTTCGTCCGGTTCCGGCACCGCTTCGACGCTGGACACGTCACCGTCAGCGCTGACTATCACATGCTCTGTCAGTTGCAGATTCAGGCTGATATCACAGATATCATTGCGCAAAATATCGACTTCAAAGGAAAGCAACTTTTCCCGCAGTTCCGGGTTATGAATAGCATCCGGCTGATTTTCCCTTAACCAGGCCAACACCGGCGCCATCAATAACCCTTGATCGCCGCTGAAATCCACAATCACCACATTCAGGGTGTAACGATATTCCCATGAAAGTGACGCTGCCCCGGTTGCCACCACCGATCCGTTATCAACGAACAAATGCAGCTTATCCGGGTTATCGCGGACATATGGCACCGCGCTATTCAGGGCGCGGCGTAAGGATTGAGGCTTGTTCACTGTTTCGCTCCTGACAGGAAATTATCGTGTCCACTTTATCGGCGCAGACCGCCCAGGCCGCCTCAGCTTCATCCAGCACGGACAGCAGATCACCGTTAGTGCGTGCCGCCGACTTTTCCAGGCGGCACTGCGTCACTCTGGGACAACCATTCACGGTAAGCAGCACCTCCGGCGAGGGGTGGACGTTCGCGCATCCTGATAACGTCAGCAGGCAGAAGAGTGTCAGCCCAGCGGCGTAAATCCTCATTTTCACGTTTTAACTCCTCAATTCTGCGCTGACGGCTTCGCAGCAGCGCGTTTGTACTTTCTGCCGCCGCGTAAAGCCTTGCCTGTTCCCGGTTATTGGTTTCGGACAGGATGGACAAGGCGATCAGCTGGCTGTTCGTTTTTGCCAGTTTTTCGCCTGTCGTTTTCAGAACCTGCCCTTGCAGCTCGATGGTCTGGCTGGCCTCCTTCATCCGCCATGACTGCCAGCCCAACGCAGCCAGTACCAGCGCCAGAATTATCACCAGTGTCCGCGTCATATGGTTACGCTCCTTTTAAGCACCAGGACAGCTCCCGCACGCGGCGGTTGTCCAGCCCCGGATTAAATACGCCTTTGACGTATATCCAGCGCGGCAACTGATAGCAGGCATCGCGCCAGCGCTTCTGATTGATAAACTTCACCATGGTTGAACCACAGGCATTGCCGGTTCCCACGTTGAAGGCCAGCGATACCAGCGCGTCATAGACGTTCTGCGGTACGCTCACCAGGACACAGCGATCCAGCGCCTTCTCCACCCTTAAAACGTTGGTGATGAAACTCCCGGCGGCCTGCCGTTCCGTGATGGTCTTCCCCGGCACCACGCCGGACGTATTGCCAATGCCATCGGTCCACACCCCCGCATTACACTGATACGGCTGCAGGCGGCAGCCCTCGTAATCGGCTATCAGCTTCAACCCTTCCACTGAGGTATGAAGTTGCTGAAAGCCCGGCAGGGTGGCGGCAATCGCCAGCACCGCCCCTACCAGGCAGCGTTTAACGGTTGAAGGATTCATATTCCCCCTGTGTAATTTTTCCGCCGCGCAGCAGCTGGTAGGTTTTGTGTTTGTAGTACCAGTTGATGGCCACCATCAGCACGCCAATCAACACACCGCTCACTGTCGACACATCCTTAAGCGATAAATCTCCCATCCATGCCAGCAGTACAGCGATGCAGTACGTGATGAAGGCGCTGATCCGTTCAAGCGTCATATTTCAGTCCCATAACTGGACGGTCTGCACCGTGGAAGTGGTTGCAATATCCGGCAGATCCACCTGCAGCCCGTGTGGTAAGAACGGGCCGTGCTCAGCCAGCCCCGGATTTGCCTGCAGTACCTGCTCCGTGACGCCCTGCGTGCGTCCGTAATGACGCCAGCAAAGCGCGTCCACCGTGTCACCCTGGTACGCACGCACTTTCATCAGATCAGCTCCACCGTACAGTGAGGCGCATCCTGGACCCGGCTGATTGCCCAGCGAGCATCACGCCACAGATCGCCGCTGGCATCCGCCAGATCATCCCCCCTTCTCACACCGGAGGCCGTGGCGTCGTAGTCCTGGTAACGCTCATTCACCTGCGCACGTGCCCAGCAATAAACGGCGTTGTGGTAGTGGTGAATACGTTCGCTTTTACCGTCCAGCAAGTCCGCCGGTACATCGGCCAGCGTCATAAATCCCAGCGCCTGCTGGCGCTTGCGGAAGTCGTACAGCTCCGCATTGACCTCTGACATCGCAGACCGGATGAGTTGTCCGAGACGGGGTGACGTCACCGTGCCATCCGTCCGCATCACGCTGCGAAACTCTGATAAATCCACATCGGGCCAGAACGGCGTATTTTTGATAATTTCCGTCTGTTCCGGCGCCTGCTCAGGCGCAACAAACTTCATGCGGGCTTTCTCCTGAAATAGTGGGCGGTGGACGGGGTTTTGATGTGGCAAAAGCCTTTCGCCACCCCGTGCCGCCCGTGCGCGGGGCACGTTCCGTTAACGGCTGTCATTGCGCAATCTGCGCTCCAGCTGCTGTTTTTCTTTTTTGACGCCACAGCGTGGATCAAGCTGCAGCGCATGATTGATGTGATTTAGGGCGGAGGCCGGGCTGGTTTCGGTCAGTACAGCGCCAATCGCTTTATGCAGGCGTGCCCGTGACTGGTCTGGCATATCCTGGCCGTCTGTCAGCTCCAGTGTCTGCAGTAGCAACCCGGCATCGAAAGATTCACCTGCCAGCAGAGCGGCCTGCGCAGCGTCTGCCATTTCCTCTGCCAGCACCGTCTGGACGTTACGGTTTCCGATGGGCATCACCCATCCGTGCCGCAGCGCATGACGCCCTGCATCCAGCGCACCGGCATAATCCCCGGCATCGATACGCCAGAGCATTACAAACATCACCACGTCATCCTGCCGGGCACCATCAGCAGCCAACACCCCCTCCACCCAGGCGGAATAACGGGGCAGCAGCTCCACTTTGATTTGGGCTTTCTTCACTGTGGACTGGATACCTTTCAGGCGGCGGCGGTCCTCCGCCAGCTGCATCAGCATCAGGTCATACCCCGTCGCGTGGCGAACATTGCCGCCCTGTCGGGCGGCCTGTTCAGCCTGGACGCGCAGGCGGTGCTGCCGTGCGGGACTCAGGCTCATGCGTTACTCTCCGGCACCGGCGCTGAAGTCGCCGATGGTGATGTTTTCCACCAGTGCCACGCAGCGGTAATCCTCCACCACATACGCCTCATTGACGGATTCGAAGTTTTCAATACGATCGCGTTTCGGGTTATCAATGACCGAACGGCGGCGGGTATCTTCCTGCCAGTAGATGGATAGGTTATCCAGGCGGGTGATCAGTACGGCATTAGCCGGGAATGACGGGGCGCGAACGGCCTGCAGACCGCCCATGCGTTTCTGGCTGATAATCAGATCAGCAGCCAGCGCCTCCGTGTTTGCCTGGTCCTTATTGACCAGCGGGAAATACTTGTCGGACAACAGCTCACGACCACAGATCACGACCAGTTCGGCGTCATCTTGGAAAATAGGGTCAATCAGCTCATTGACAGCATCCATCACCAGCGCATCCAGGTTGGCATATTTACCGCCCTTGCCTACCTTCACCGGGTCTGCGGTGGTTGTGCCATCTTCTGCCGTGGTGCTGCCCATCACGCAATCCGGGGCATCTTCGCGGACCTTCTGCAGCCAGCCTTTGTTAACGTCCTGCAGCAACGGATTGGCGGCACGGTCTGAGGTTTTGGCACGCTTCACGCCATTAAAACCAATCATGATACGGTCCAGCGCCTGACGTTTCACGATGGCGTTACGGATGCGTACCTGAAAATCCTGGAATTTCGCCCACATATCCAGTTTTGCGTAGGTCAGCACCGTATCAAAGTTGGTCTGTTCGCATTTGTACTCAACATCCACCATCTCAGTGGGATCGGTTGGCTCGCGCTCCTTCGTGGTCGTGTCAGTGGTCCCGGCAATGGTGCTGCAGACGCCCAGGCCCAGAAGCTGGCCTGACTGTTCCGTCACACCAATCACGTTAACCATGGTCAGAAATGCCGCGGACTGCTGGATCTGGTCTTCCAGCGTCTGCTGCACCGACGGCTCAACGGTGAATTTGCTGGAAAGCTCTTCTACTTCCACGTTGTTCAGGCGTGCCAGCTGCTGCAGGTAGGCGTTAAAGGCAAAACGTGTGTGCTTTTTCATTGGTTCTTATGCTCCATCAGCAATTGGTCAGTGTGCCTGCCGGTGCGTTTCCGCCCGGCGCGCGCTGGCGATAATCTTTGCGGCTGTCTTCCTGGCTCAGCCGCTGCTCCAGTTCAGCAAAAGCGGCCTGCTGTTCCTGCAGGGAGGCTTCCAGCTCAGCAATGCGCGCATCCTGCGCAGACTGGGAGTGATCAGTACGTTCGCTCAGGTTTTGCTGTTCAGTAGCAATCAGCTCCACCGCGCGATGCACGTCAGAAAAACGCGCTTCATCGTTCTGTTCTTTTTTGGTGAACATCGCGGCAACGCGGGAAAACAGGGAGGGTTTTTCGTACTGGACTTCTTCCCACTCGATCAGCGTTTCTTCTGCGGCGGTAAAGAGGTTTTCAGGGTTTTGCTTGCGGCCTGCCAGGGGGTTACTTCTGGCGCTGGCGCTAAACTGCAGCATTTCAGTACCGAGGCTTGCGGGATCATCCGTCGCCGCCAGGCCAACCAGGTAGGCTTTGCCGGTATCGGCAAAACTGGTATTGACCTCCATCGAGGTAAACAGCTTTTGCAGATTACGGGTATACGCCACCAGGTCCTCTGACGGGGTGATCCACGCATACAGGGCCAGCTTCCCTTTCAGCGGGTCGTCTGTAATCTCCTCTGCCTCCAGCTTATCCACGGTCCCGAAACGGCGGAAAGGGCTATCAGGGGTGTAACCCTTGATGTGCTCCAGATTAATCAACGCGGTATACACCTGCGGGTCATAGCTCGCCGCCATCTGTTCCAGCCAGGCACGCTCAATATTGCGCCCGTCTGTCGTTGCCCCTTCCACACCGATGCGGAAGCGCTTTGCTTTTACAGCCATGTGCCGACTCCATCAAATAACTCTGTGAGGCCTTATGGTTGCTGCGATGGAGGGGGTGAAACAACGCGCGGACCTTGTGCGGTAAACCATACAAAGGCCAGCCGGGGAAAGGCGCCAGGCAAGGCCGTATGTTTGTGCCATGGAAACGATGACCCCCGCAGACCTCGATCCCCGCAGGCAGGCATTACTGCTGTATTTTCAGGGATACCGCGTAGCCCGCATTGCTGAAATGCTGGGCGAAAAAGTTGCAACCGTTCACAGCTGGAAAAAGCGCGACAAGTGGGGCGAATATGGCCCACTCGATCAGATGCAGCTCACCACTGCCGCCCGCTATTGCCAGCTCATCATGAAGGAGCACAAGGAAGGGAAAGACTTTAAAGAAATAGACCTGCTGGCGCGCCAATCCGAGCGCCACGCCCGCATCGGTAAATTTAACAACGGCGGTAATGAGGCGGACCTTAACCCCAACGTGCAAAACCGCAACCGCGGCCCCCGCAAGACACCAGAAAAGAACCTGTTTACTGACGAACAGATCGAAAAGCTGGAAGAAATTTTCCGCAACGGAATGTTTGAATATCAGCGCCACTGGTGGGAAGCAGGAATTAAGCACCGCATCCGCAACGTGCTTAAATCGCGCCAGATCGGCGCTACGTATTATTTCGCGCGTGAAGCGCTGATGGACGCCCTGATGACAGGGCGAAACCAGATTTTCCTGTCAGCCAGTAAAGCCCAGGCGCATGTTTTTAAGCAGTACATCATCGAGTTTGCCAAAGAAGTCGACGTGGACTTAAAAGGCGATCCCATGGTGCTGCCAAACGGCGCCACGCTGTATTTTCTCGGGACTAACGCCCGCACCGCACAGAGCTACCACGGCAACCTGTATCTTGATGAGTATTTCTGGATCCCGAAATTTCAGGAGCTACGTAAGGTCGCCTCCGGCATGGCGCTGCACAAGAAATGGCGCCAGACCTATTTCTCAACACCTTCCAGCCTGACGCACAGCGCTTACCCGTTCTGGTCCGGCACCCTGTTCAATCGCGGGCGGGCAAAAGCTGATCGGGTTGATATCGACCTGACCCACTCAGCCCTTGCTGCCGGTCTGCTTTGCGCTGACGGTCAGTTCAGACAGATCGTGACGGTGGAGGACGCCGTGCGCGGTGGCTGCAACCTGTTCGACCTCGACCAGCTGCGCCTGGAGTACAGCCCCGACGAGTACCAGAACCTGCTGATGTGTGAGTTCATCGACGATCTCGCCTCCGTTTTCCCACTGGCTGACCTGCAGGCCTGCATGGTGGACAGCTGGGAAGTCTGGGAAGACTTTCAGGCGCTGGCCCTGCGTCCGTTCGGCTGGCGCGAAGTCTGGATCGGCTATGACCCGGCGAAAGGTACCCAGAACGGTGACAGCGCTGGCTGCGTAGTCATTGCCCCGCCGACGGTGCCCGGCGGTAAGTTCCGCATCCTTGAGCGTCATCAGTGGCGCGGAATGGACTTCCGCGCCCAGGCAGAGGCCATCCGCAAACTGACTCAGCAGTATAACGTGACCTACATCGGCATTGACTCCACCGGCGTCGGTCACGGTGTTTATGAAAACGTAAAAGGCTTTTTCCCTGCCGTGCGGGAGTTTGTCTATAACCCCAACGTCAAAAACGCCCTGGTGCTCAAGGCATACGACATTATCAGCCACCGCCGTCTGGAGTTTGACGCCGGGCATACCGACATTGCGCAGTCATTTATGGCTATCCGCCGCGCCACCACCGCCAGCGGAAACCGCCCTACCTACGAAGCCAGCCGCAGCGAAGAAGCCAGCCACGCAGATTTGGCCTGGGCAACGATGCACGCACTGTTTAACGAACCGCTGCAGGGCGAAGCCGCCAATACCAGCAACATTGTGGAGATTTTTTAATGAGAAAGAGTAAGAAGCACCACGCTGCGGTTACGAATCACATACAGCATGAAAGCAAAACATCAGCCGAAGTATTCAGCTTTGGTGATCCCGTTCCTGTTCTGGACCGCCGTGAACTGCTGGACTATGTTGAATGCGTACAGATGGACCGCTGGTATGAACCTCCGGTGAGTTTTGACGGACTGGCGCGGACCTATCGCGCCGCTGTACATCACAGCTCACCGATTGCCGTTAAGCGTGACATTCTCAGCAGCACCTACATTCCGCACCCACTGCTGAGTCAGCAGGCTTTTACCCGTTTTGTGCAGGACTATCTTGTTTTTGGTAATGCCTACCTTGAAAAACGGACTAACCGGCTTGGCGGGGTCCTGTCACTGGATCCATCACTGGCAAAGTACACCCGGCGCGGGATTGACCTCGACACTTACTGGTTTGTGCAATACAGCATGACCACACAGCCGTATGAGTTCACCAAAGGCAGCATCTTTCACCTGATGGAACCGGACATTAACCAGGAAATTTACGGGCTGCCCGGCTACCTCTCCGCTATCCCTTCAACCCTGCTTAACGAATCTGCTACGCTATTTCGCCGTAAGTACTACATCAACGGCAGTCACGCCGGGTTCATCATGTATATGACCGACGCGGCGCAGAACCAGGAGGACGTGAACAATATCCGCCTGGCTATGAAAAGCGCCAAAGGCCCGGGCAACTTCCGCAACCTGTTTATGTATTCGCCAAACGGTAAAAAGGACGGCATCCAGATCATCCCGCTGTCGGAGGTTGCTGCAAAAGATGAGTTTCTGAATATCAAGAACGTGAGCCGTGATGACATGATGGCAGCACACCGTGTTCCACCGCAGATGATGGGGATTATGCCGAGTAACGTTGGTGGTTTTGGGGATGTCGAAAAGGCGAGTTTAGTGTTTGTTCGCAATGAGTTAATCCCCCTTCAAAAACGACTTGCGGAGCTAAATGAATGGATAGGAGAAACAGTAATTAGCTTTAATGAATATAAATTAAATTGATTAATTCAGTAGTAGCAAAATTATAGACGCTACTACTGAATAAACTCTACAAGTTGAATTTATGCATTCTTAGCTCATTCAGTTTACTCTCTTCAGAAATTCTCATTAAAGCTTCCTTAGCTTTTACAGAAACCGACCTTGTTTTCTCGTCAGCATTACTAATACGGCCAAATTTCAGACAAGTAGCAACATGGGATGTTAAATGATTTCCATGTAAACTTTTAAAATAATGATAATAATCGTCTTCAGTGGCACTGCTTAATACTTCTATATCATCATCATTCCAGCCATTTTGCCCACTGAGTACATCCAAAACCTCTCCTAAAGTGCGCTTTGGTGAATCAGTTAGATATACACCTTTAAATTTCTCAATAATTTCTTTATCTTTGATTGGTCTAATAAGATAAAAATCATCTACATCAAACAACTCAGTTTCACTTCGTCTTTCTTGAATATAATACGAAATCATCTCAGATGCCTTTGTATCCTCGCCTAGTTCACGGAAGACGCCGACAAGGCTATCAAGATCATTAGGCGATACTTGAGTTACACTATCTGTGAAGCACTTATAAAAATGAGAAACAACTTCTTCTACATTTTCATCAAAACTATTATGAAACAAATCCCATGCACTTCTAAATGAGTTTGCTTTTTTATTATCTAAAACCTGTTTATTTACAATCTTTATCGACTCACTAAGCTCTGTCATATCTATATATCCATTCCTGACTAGCTTGGCAATTTTCCTATCTAATTCATCAACTCTGGTAAAATTATAGCTCAGTAGAATACCCTTCCATTTCTTCTCTTCTTCTGTAGCATCCTTTTTACCTATTGAGTAAATACTTTCCATAGACTCCAGGAAATCTAAAGTGGGAATATCGTTATCTGATTTAGAGCAAAAATAGGCCCAATTCATTAATACAACCGTATGTAAAAATTGCATTTTAACTTCACTTTCGCAACCTTCAAAAGCACGCCATGCATTTTCTACATTTCGTTCTATTTTCTTTAAAATTCTAATATTCTTGATACCTAACGAAATAGTATATTGTGCTAACGGCTTATGGAAGTCTTTACTATTGTCATATGCTATCTGTGCAGATTCATTTGGTGTTGGTGAAAAATGCAATTCAATATCAATTACTTTCTCTTTGAATTTTTCATAATCAGCAACTTCTTTAGTACCATCATTGAGTAAAAGTATAACCTTACATTTCTTTTGTTCTTTTAACAAAGAAATAAGGCCTAACACATCTTTGAGTTCTAATGATGAGCCTTTACGTTCTAAATCATCTATGCAAATTAACGAATCTGACACAGACATAAATGACCATGCTTCTATGGCAGGAGCGGCAGACTTTATATACGGCAGCTCTTTCAATTTACTCCAAGAACCTCTCCCCAATATTTCAAGCATACCTAAAGTATTTTTTCTTAAACTATCTAAACTTGGATCATGTCCTATGGAATCTTTTGAAACTGCATTTTCAAAAATAGAATATTTCAATCTATCTAACGAAGATATGCCGAAAAGAGAAACATAAGAATAACGTGAAGCTGAAATCATATTTTCACTCTTCGCTTCCAGGAGAAATTTATTCCAACTAAATGTCTTGCCAACCCCCCACTCTCCTTTAATTGCCATAACCGAAGGGGCTGATTTAGAAACAAAGTTAAGAATTTGTTCTCTTACCACACTTAGTGACATGACTCACTCCTTGATTGCAAATGTAAACTATAGATATTACCTAAATTTTTAACCATGACATATAGAAGAGCTGAAAGATGGCTACTAGCGCGCGCTCGTATCCCCGCCACGCCTGCCCGCTTTATGGAGTGGTTTTCATGCAGGTGCATGATAGGCCAGAAAGCCCGCCAGTACTGGCGGCTCTGGCCCGTTGCGATCCTTTCTGGATCATGCGAATCCATGCACCATAGACATGCACTATCTTCTCAACATCAAGTGCGCTCTGTGGGAGGGAATGTCACAGAGAACAAAACGATTAATGCTTACATTCATCCTGACCTACCCCGTACTGATTTAACCTGTTCACCAGTTCGCTTGTCAGTTCTGACAACCACGAAATGGCAACCTCCTTATCGTCATCGCTACAATCTGAGCTGGCAACCAGCCGGGCCATAAGTTCTATCCGCTGCAGTGCAAGTGATTCCATGAACAAATCGTTCACAACTCCCTCCCAATATTACTGTTTATATATACAGTACATCATATAATTTTAAAGCTGAAATACTTTTTACTCAGCTAACCCTTTGATTAATCTATAACCTCATTCCTGCATTTTTCAGTACCACTGACGCCATTTGTCATCCTCCTGTAGACGCTGGTTCCGGTAGAACAGGCGCAGCCCGGCCCCAGATGGCAGACTTCCGCCACGCAGAAGCAGATCCACCTCCGTTTCACTCGCGTCAAATCCTCTAGACCGCAGCTCCGCATCAAGCTGCAGCCGTTGGTGTTCCGTAATTTCCTGTTTGTAGCCTTTACGGCGCTTCGGTTTGACCAGCCGCAGCCTTGCTGTCAGCTCACGCAGCTCTTTTTTACTCATGTTTTCGAAGTCCGGTAGCGCTGCAGGTTCTTTGCTGCCCGGTAATTCGCCCCCTGCCTGGTACATTTTTTTCAACAGGGGGACAGTTATTGCCACGAGTCCAAGGGGCGCAAGCGCCCTGGTCGGCTGCCGCCTCCTGAACGTCAACGGCCTTGCGAACCATCTTCCACTTGATTGCGTGCGTGCAGATCCGGCCCTCAATGATCGGGGACCAGATGCCATAGATACGAATACCGTGGTCGCCGTAGGCGCTCGGCTCATCGTTAAGCTCATATGCCGTTCTGACCAGGTGATGTTTGCGTGGAACCAGTACACCGCCTTGCTTCATGATGTAGGTAGCGAAACACCCGGCATCTGCAGCAGCCAGCACGGCATCCAGCCGGGGATTTTCCAGAACCGGCGCACCTGCTTTTTTATCGCCCTGCACTCTGCCCGCCTGACCCGCCAGCAAACGCAGCTCGCGGTATGCCTGGCGGCCCGGAATGCCGAAGAAACGGAACTGCTGGACACGATGCAGTGATGCCCAGGCGGTGACGTGCTCCGCACTGTCGCGCAATGATCTGCCCGTTTCCTTGCTGACTTCTTTAGCCAGCCCGCGTCCGTCGATATTCTTACTGATGTATTTTGCGATGTAGCTTGTCGGCGTGCCTTTGCGGGGGTTAATCAGCTCAGACTTGAAACGCGGCCCCGTATTGTTCCCCAGCTCCTCGCGGTCTTCCCGGATGGCAAATTTACGCAGCAGCGCGGTGATGGTCCGGCGCTCTTTTTTGCGCATGAAGCACAGCAGGTGCCAGTGTACGGTGCCGTCATGGTGTGGCTCTGCAACGCGGACGCCATACCACCGCAGCCCGGCCTTGTGCATGGCCTTGCGGAATGCGGCGAACGTTTCAACCAGATAGTCACTGCTCTGCCGGACCGTTTCGCTGGTCCACTTTGGATTTGGCCTGCCGTTGTTGAGGGTCGCGTGAAAGCGTGACGGGCAGGTGATGGTATAGAACACGGCGCAATCACTGCGCATTTCCGCGATAAGCTCCAGCCCTTTAACACAGGCCATCATCTCGTTGCGACGGTGCGCCGGATTGCTGTTGCTGGCGTTCACCACGTCTTCCATGTCCAGCGTGTCGCCGTCGGCATTCACCAGTTCATGCGACTGGAAAAACTCCAGCGACTTGCGCCGTTGTTCGCGCTTATGGATCACAGCTTCATAGCTGACATACGGGGACGCTTTCTTGTTGACCAGGCAGACGGCGCGCAACTGTTCCTCTCGCCACTCGCAGCGCATCTGCCACAATTTGTCATACCACCAGTCCGCGCACATCATGCGCAAAAGCGAAGGCGGGATCAGCTCATAGGGCACGGGCTTACGGCGGCGTTTCTTCCGGCGTAGTTTCTCAAAGGCTGGCGGGATAACCTCCAGACGCATGACCTCTGCCGCCACTCTCTCCCACGCCTGGCGGATTTCTTCGGGTTTCACGTCATCCGTGACAAAAAGATCACCGCAAGCCGCATCCAGACACATGCTCATGTGGGCGGCGACCAGGGTAGATAGACGCTTTATCTGCTCCTGATTCATTTCAGGTAAAACCAGCAAGCCTTCCAGCCCGTCATGGCTTGCCATAAAACGGAAGGAAGCAGACACCTGGCTGTCACGTACACGCGCCAGACGCTCAAGGCATGGCCTGATAGTTTCGCGCAGATAGCGGGAATACGCCTTTTCCCTGCCCAGGCCATGAAAATATTTAATCCGCTCCAGCAATGGCTTACTGATGTGTGATGGCTCGGCGTTTACATCGGCAATAATCACCAGGTCGGGATTTGCACGCTGTTGTTCCCGTGCCATTTTGGCGCGGCTGATGAGTTTGTCCTGCTCCATTTCACGCTGGACAGGATCACGGGACTCATTGAAGAAATAGCGTTCCCAGACCTCATCACTCAACGCCTCGCGGCGCAGCTTTTCCTGCTCGTTGTCCGCTGCATAGAGAGTGATCAGGTTTGAAAGCGCAGAACCCGGCGCAACGTCTGCCGGGTCGTGGTATGGATTGATGGCTTTTTTTGGGGCATTCCATGGGAAAACCACGGTGGCCTCAGTCGGGCCGCCTTTGTCTTTTATTAATTCAGGCATCACTGACAGGCTCCGAAGCTCACAGCGCGCCTCTGGTGTAATGCTTCCCTTTCAGCTCTGCGATTTCCTGGCACGTCACGCAGCACTGCACGCCCGGAATAGCTTGTCTGCGAGCTGTTGGGATTGGCGCGTCACAATCGATGCAAAGAACGCGGGCAATGCCCGGTTTTTTGACGCGGGCGTTCTGAATATGGCGCTGCAGGTTTTCTTCAACGCGCTGCTGGACGAGATCCATGGAATCAGCCATCAGTGCCAGTCCCCGCGTGATTCGGCTTCATAACGGGCAACTTCACGGCGCAGCAATTCCGCCGCCTCCACGCCGTTCATTCCCTCTTTTAGGATGTGGATAGCCAGCGCCTCCATGCGGAGGGAAACGGCAAAGGCACAGCTTTTGCGCTCATCCAGACGAGTGTCGTTAAACAACTGGAACAAACCAGCATCATCCGTTCCGGTTTTGTTGGTACAGGTTTTACTATTTCGCATCTTCAATTCTCCTGAATTTGGGCAAAAGAATGCCCGGCGGGTTTACGCCATTAATTTCTGTTGTGGGTTAATTCGGCATGGTTAGCCGTTTAGGGAATAAGCTCACCACTGCACGAAAATGGTTCATTGCCTTTATCAGCTCCCGCTTTTCGTCAGTCGTCAGCTCACTAATTTTGACGCTGTGACGATCTGTCGGAATGTTTGCCATAAAATAGATGGCGGCTAATGCACGCTTGTTTTGCTTATTGTTAGCGTCCCGTGGGTCACTCATATCTTCAATAAACCGCTCAAGCTCTGACTCAACGTTATGACCGAATACCTTTGCCCGTAATTCGGCTATGTGGTTCAGTCCCTCATAGCGCTCCCCTGGGCTTATCGAACGAGTCGTTGAAGCGCCTTCAATAGCCATGGCTTCCCCTTCTTCGTGGTAGACAGGCCAGCCAGTAATTCCGCCTGTGAGCGGGACGGGTGCCAGCGTTTACCATCCTTTCCTGCAATCCAGCCGTGACCGAAATGCATTCCAGGGCTTTGCTTAACCAGTAACGACGCAAATGATGGTTCGTTGTTCAGCATAAATACCTCAACTCAGTCCGAACGATGAGCCAAGGCCCGTCACGGTATCGACCACGCTCGCCATCGCTGGGTTTGCCTGCAAACGCGCCTGCAGAGAAATGGCTGTAAGAGCCATCAGCCGGGTAATGGAATTGACGCTCTCGACAACCTGACGTCGGGTGGTCGCGTTTAACTGAACACCAGAAACCGCACTGGCAGCCACACGTCCGATCTCAGCGGTGGCTTTCAGGACGTACTGAGGCATTTTCTCCCGTGCGACTTCATTGGTGGGCACACACGGCAGGCAATGGATCTGCGCCAGAAATCCATCAACTAGTGTTGAGTCCTCAGTCAGATCGGTTAGCAGCCAGATATCTGGCGCAGTCAGCAGGTGTGGTTGCTCCGGGTTGAGCTTATTACGCAGGGTTTGAACGTTCATACCTGCACGTTCTGCCAGCTTCGCCATGTTGTGGCGTAAAGCGAAAGCCCGGCAGGCTTCATTGAAATGGGGATGTTTTGATATGCGATAGTCAAACATAGTCAGTTGCTCCGTGAAGTCTCAAAATGGAACTAGTTGATAGTCACGTTGCAATCAGACAGGGCGTCTACCGTCATCGCAGCAATGTTAATCATTACTTTTTCACGCTTTTTGTCCTTGCGTAGGCGATGACGAAGCAACCGCCCATCTGCGAGCATGTCGTTGATGGTGTCGATAGATAAGCCAGTGAGTTCACTATATCTTTCGATAGTTACATGGGGGGTGATGAGAGTGATTGAAATGTTAGGTCTCATGATGCAACATTCCTCGTTTAGTAATGATTAATCAGGATGAATACTGATCGTTTGTATTTTGTGAACACGATAAACATACGATCACATCATGAAATCGTCAAGGTAAAAGTTCACCTGGAGTGACCATGAATCTGGAAAAAGGCGGCCGTGGTGCCATAGAGCGTATGGTTGAAGCTTATGGTTTCAAGACAAGACAAGCTTTGTGCGACCATTTGGGAATTTCAAAAAGTACCCTAGCAACACGCTATATGCGTGACTCTTTTCCGGCTGAGTGGGTGATTCAATGCTCCTTAGAAACTGGTATCTCTCTAAACTGGCTCACCACAGGACAAGGTTCAAAGCAAGGTTCACATAAAGCAAACACTAAAGAACTTGAAAAGCATGTTTTGACCAATGGGTCATTACGCAAAGACGGCTCATATGTTTTTGATGCAAGCTTTTTGCCTGATAATCTGAAAAATCCTGTTGTTGTGATCGACGGAACTTCAGAATTTATCTGCGATATGGATTATGGGGATGTGCGTGACGGCATGTGGGTAGTGAGTATTGATGGAGAGGTTGCTCTAAGGAGTTTGACACGTCTTCCAGGTAGCCGACTTCGCATAGATGGGGGCAATAGTTCATTCGAATGCGCAATTGCGGATATTGAGATACTTGCAAAAGTTTTGGTTAGTTGCCTCCGATAAAAGGAATTTTTATGACAACGATGTCTGAACCCAATGATGAACAGAATGAGAATGGTGATCTTAGGGCCGTAAAGCGTCTCTATGAGCTGACTATTCGCATAAGAGACTTTGAGATAACTCAGTTATCTCAACGTAATAATTTTTTCATGATTTTTCAGGGCGTTCTTTTCGCAGGTTTAGCCACCCTATACCAAAATGATAAGGGCGAAGCATTCGTTCCTTTCATTGCACTTGTTGGCCTGATTGTATCGTTCTATCAGATAGGAATTTCTTCTGGTGCAAAATATTGGCAAGAATATTGGGAAGAGGCTGTTAAAGAAATTGAGGAAGAATTACTCCGTGTGATGTCACTGAAAGGGCATGAAACACGTGAGAAAGTTTACCGCATATTCAGCATTTCGATGGTAGAAGTAGATGCTAAGGTCAAAGATCGATTAAATCGCTCTAGCACAAACAGGATAATAAAATTTTTAGTGTCTTGTAAATTTTCAGTTAGTCGCATACCAATATACACTGCTCTAACATTTTTCGCCCTTTGGCTATCCCTAGGTATATATAGTTTTGTTGGACGTCATTTCTTGATTCTTTGGATATAAGGAATATCAAATGGAAAACTTATACTACACACAGTTCAGCCATATAGATTTTAAAGATCCCTTCTTTGATTCACTAAAAAATGATTATCCGGACTTTGCAGGATGGATTGAAAAGAAAAAAAATGATCCATCAGCATTAGCCTATGTTCTTTTTAATGAACAAAATAATATTGAAGGTTTTTTATATCTGAAAATCGAAAATGAGAATGTTACTGATGTAACCCCTCAATTACCGATGAGAAAGCATCTAAAGGTTGGTACATTCAAATTTGAATCACGCGGAACTCTTCGAGGTGAACGTTTTATTAAGAAGATATTCGACCATGCTTTAGAATGCGATGCGGAAGATATTTATGTAACGGTTTATCCAAAACACGCTTATCTTATCAGGTTATTCAAGTCGTTTGGATTTGATACTGTTGGTTCGAAAGGTCCTGACGATAATGCGGAAGACGTTTTACTAAAAGAATTGCAGAACGTTCAGTTGACCGGGGATATAGTAAATGACTATCCATTCGTACATCATTCAGATAATAATAGAAAATACATCCTCTCGGTAGATCCCCATTACCATACAAATCTTTTCCCGGACTCCATACTCCGTACAGAATCTCCTAGCATTGTCAGCGACGTGTCGCATACGAATAGCATAAGAAAAATATATATTTGTGCTATGCACGGAGTTACATCATTTAGACCTAATGACCTTGTGTTAATCTATAGGACGAACAAAGGACTTTCCGGCCCAGCGTATTATAATTCAGTAATCACTTCGTTATGTGTGGTTAGCAATGTTAGGAATATCGATGAATTCGATACAGAAGACAGTTTCATAAATTATTGTAAAAAATATAGTGTTTTTGACATTAAAGATTTAAGTTATTTTTATCGTTCAAAAAAATATCCATTTATAGTTTCATTTACATATAATTTAGCTTTTCCTAAAAGACCAAATCGTGCTAAACTTATTTCTGAAGTTGGTTTGAATTCTAATGCCTACTGGGGGGTATTAGATTTATCCAACCAGCAATTTGAACATATTATTAAACTTGGTGAAGTAGATGAAAGTGTTATTATCAATTAAACCTGAATATGTTGAAAAGATTCTTGACGGAACAAAGAAGTTTGAATTCAGAAAAGGAATCTTCAAAAACCCAGATGTTAAATCTGTGGTTATTTACTCAACTATGCCTGTAGGTATGATTGTTGCTGAGTTTGATATCGCTGATGTTATAGAAGATAAACCAAGTAATGTATGGAAAAAAACTTGTCGGTATGCTGGTATTAGCAAACAGTTTTTTGATTCGTATTTTCACAGTAAAGAGAAAGCCTTTGCTATAAAAATTGGTGAGCTAAAAATTTACGATCAACCCCGCCACCTAAGCTCATTAGGCGACAACATTACTGCGCCACAGTCTTATCGCTATCTGTGATGTAGGTTGCCTCGAACATCATACATTGACACTGGTTATTCATACAGTAAAAATGCTCTCCAAATGGAGGGCATTTTTTATGGCAGTACGAAAACTCGACACAGGAAAATGGATTTGCGAATGCTACCCCGCCGGGCGTAGCGGGCGACGGGTGCGTAAGCAGTTTGCGACCAAAGGCGAGGCAATGGCTTTTGAACGCCACACAATGGATGAAACAGAAGCCAAGCCGTGGTTGGGTGAGTCAGTTGATCGCCGGACACTCAAAGACGTCGTAGAACTTTGGTTCAAACTGCACGGCAAATCCCTGACCGCTGGTGAGCACGTTTATGACAAGCTGATCCTGATGGTTGATGCCCTCGGAAATCCTCCTGCGACAGACCTCACATCTAAAATGTTTGCACACTACCGCGACAAACGTCTGACCGGAGAAATCTATTTCAGTGAGAAATGGAAGAATGGAGCCAGCCCAGTAACAATCAATCTGGAACAAAGTTATCTGAGTGGAGTGTTTAGCGAGCTGGCCCGGCTCGGAGAATGGAGCGCACCGAACCCACTGGAGAACATGCGCAAATTCACCATCGCCGAAAAAGAGATGGCCTGGCTGACACATGAGCAAATTACAGAACTCCTGGACGACTGCCATCGTCAAAGTGCCCTTCTCGCTTTGGTTGTCAAAATCTGCCTAAGCACCGGAGCACGCTGGCGCGAAGCGGTAAACCTCACACGCTCTCAGGTCACAAAGTACCGAATCACGTTTGTCAGGACCAAAGGTAAAAAGAACCGTAGCATTCCGATCAGCAAAGAGCTATATGAAGACATCACTGCCCTGGAGGGGTTCAAGTTCTTCACGGACTGCTATTTCCAGTTTTTGTCGGTGATGGAAAAAACCTCCATCGTGCTTCCGCGCGGACAGCTCACTCACGTTCTGCGTCATACGTTCGCAGCACACTTTATGATGTCAGGCGGGAACATCCTTGCCCTTCAGAAAATTCTAGGCCACCATGATATCAAAATGACGATGCGCTATGCTCATTTAGCCCCAGACCACCTAGAAACAGCACTTCGTTTCAATCCCCTCGCGACAATGCCAAATCAATTCATGTAGAATAAATATAGTAGTAGATACCTAATAACTAGCTTAAGGACATATTCATGCAGATCCCAATACCTACGCCAATCCATGATTTTAGCTTTAATATTAGCCTATTGCGTGGATTCATATATCAGACAGAAGCCGCAATTAGCGAAAATATAGGTAAATACGAAAAAGATGGGCCAGATACCTTTGTCATAGAAGAACATCCAGAAGATAACATTTACATCACATTAAACCACTACATGGGTATCGATGATCAGTCTTTCGACCTCGATAAAACTTTCAAAATACGTTACCCAAGCATAATGCGGCGATCAGCCTTCCTGACTATATTTGGTTTATTAGAACACGAAATGGAAAATTTCTGTAATATTTATTCCAAGGAAAAAAAAACGAATGTTAAATTATCTGATTTAAAGGGTTCTGGCTTTGAAAGAATAGACCTATTCTTGAAAAAGATAGTCGGCCTAACATCATCTACAAATTATCCTGAACTAAAAAAAATAATAAAACTTAGGAATAGCTGCGCCCATAACGATGCCCGCTTTGTCACAAACGACAACCAACCGATTAAAGAAATAGATGATCTAATCAAAAAATATCCAGCTCTGCTTGAAAAAGATGAAGAGCAAGTACTATTCAAAGGTGATGTCTTACTGACATTTCTCAAAGTATTTGAAGAATATATCAAAGAGATAGAAGCCGTGATTACCCCCCCTCGTCAAACTAAGAGTCTCTTTCAATAG